GCTGATTATATGAAGAGCCGCTCGATCAAACATCTCCTCTCTCTTATCTGCGGGTGCAGCTGCAATCTCCATGCTTATCCATAAACAATACCACAAACACATGATCCAAGAATCACCATGTGAGGTCATCCATGCTCCTGAAGGCATCTTTCCAATTACTATGGCCCATAATTTACGGAAAAAACGAACGATTCTCACAGACATTTTTTTTGCAAGATCATGTATAAGTTGCATCATCTTACGATACATAGGATGGTCTTTTTGATACCAGATTCCCGACATTGTATAGAACAGCTGAAGGAAGATATAATGGATGGACTGATCCAAATGCTTAATATCAGCGTCGCCTAGTTTACGCTTCCACTCCTCACCAAAAATCATGCGGAGTTTTTTTGCTAGACGATCACTTCCACCCCGTGACCATTTCATACCAATCATTATATCTGACTGCATGCATTTCTCAATTATCGACCGGGTGCTCTGAGTAAGTCGCTCCTGGATGTTAACAAGCTCATCCACTATTTCATACGTTCGGCATTTGTCGAGGAATGCTTCCCATGTCGAGTCATTTTTCTGCTTTTCACCAAATGAGAAGTAATGTTCATTCTTCTTATTTTGCGTGGAGATACTTGGAGGCAGAGGAACATCTTTGCATATATGGTCATGCATAATAACACATGCCACCTCGTGGCTATGTATTTTCTTCTGTCCCATGGCTACTTTCAAGACTTCTTTGTGCTCATCCGTTTCTGACAATGTCACTGTCCGCTCGGTTTCAAAATAACTTCCCGAGGAGGCTCCAAGATACATACCATCCAAGCGTTCAGCTGATATAATTGGAGGGAGGGTCCCGATCTTCTCTGTGAGACCCCATCGCTCATACATAAGGTCCAGTGCTTCTGGTACATGTTCCAAGGCTTTTTTCAGTGCATCCGTAGGCTGATCGGTGTTCCTTGCATATGAAAGCATCACTCTACGTGACTTTGCTCCCACTGTATTGTCCAATGCTGAAACCACATGAGGGCGACCATTCGTCATTCCTAACGCTGCATTAAAGCCTGAGCATTTCTGAGCACAAAGAGCAGTTAAGCTTAAAATTTCTGTTTGCTTCTCTTCCGTCTTCTTTTGCTCATTGTACATTGCCGGACAATAGCGAGGGTAAGGCCTCCATACATTCTCACGAAACCACCGGTCTGTTTGCTGCAGTCCTATTCCTGCAAAAAATTCGCGGTCCGCTTCTCGTACCTTTTGTTCGATTCTTGGATCAAGAGGTTGCATTGGACTATCAACCTCCACCAAAGATCTAGTATCTTGCACGAAAATGAAGCGAATGTTGGTAGTACCTTTCGCCAAGATGTCGTACTTCAATATCTCCGAGTCATCGTCTGGTCTCAGTCGCTGATACATGCGACCGTCGACTACCTCGAACCTAACGTACATCATTTTGCGAAGTTCTTCCAGCATCGTTTCTTGGTTTTTTACCCTTCCTGCTTCGGTCCTTTTTATATAAATTGAAATGATTTCCTTTTGGTCGGTATACACTGCCTCTAAATCGCATCGACATTGCCCTAAATGTTCACACCTAGGCTGTCCGCGCCATCGATAATTCACTGTACATATTTCTGGCTGTTGCATCCAGGCCAGTGCTG